GACTTAGATTTGGAAGAAGTTTTAGAATCTAAGTATATTATTTCTTAATTATATGACATCTTATAGAGGATGGTTCGCTAGAGGAGACTAAAAATGGCAAGTGAATTTACAGAATTGTGTGATATGTATGGATTATCTCCGGGTGACCCAGAAGCAATTGATAAATTGATTCACTTTATAGGTGAATCGGATGATGAGGATGACTCATGGTATTTCAATGAAAATGCCGATGCGTTTGATCCAGATTCTTTAAAAACGGAGGAAATAGAGGATGAAGAAGAATGATGAGGTTAATCACCCACAACATTACACTTCAGGCAAGATAGAAGCATTAGAGATAATTGAAGATGTGACAAGAGACCTAGAGGGTCTTGAAGCATTTGCAATGGGTAGTGCTTTAAAGTATTTGGTTAGGTTCAACAAGAAAAAAGACCCAATACAAGATTTAGAAAAAGCGGTTTTTTATATTAACCGAATAATAGGTCTAAGATTGCATGAAATTGATAAGCTTTACAACGGAGACAACTCATGAGGGCTTTAATTGACGGTGACATAATAGTCTACTGGGCATCAAATCATTGCCAAACAAACTATTACAACGTAGTAGATAAGAATGGCGACAATATAAAAGAGTATGACAGTAAACGTCATGCAATGGATGGTCTGGAGGACATTAATGCACTATGGTCAACACAATCTAAAGTTGGAGAAATCTCACCTTATACAATTGTACAAGGTAAGACAGTTCTTGAGCCTTGGTCTGAGTGTGTTGAGTTTATTAAAGACTTTATTGATAGTGTTGTTAAAAAGGCAAAAGCAGACGATTATGAATTGCATTTGTCAGGTCACACTAATTTTAGAAAAGAAATAGCTGTGACTAAGCCCTACAAAGGTAACAGAACAGGTGAAAAACCTTTTTACTACCAAAAAGTAAGAGATTACTTAACAAATGTGTTAGGTGCAAAAATATCTGTTGATGAAGAAGCTGATGATACTTTAGCTATTGCACAAACAGATGATTTAGATAACACAGTAATTTGTACTATAGATAAAGATTTATGGATTGTTCCCGGTGCAAAATACGATTTTAAAAGAGAAGAATCAAGTTACGTTACCGAATACGATGGTATTAGACATTTCCAATACCAAATGTTAGCAGGTGACCAAGTTGACAACATACAGGGTGTTCCTAAGATTGGTCCTGTAAAGGCAAAAAAGATATTAGAGGATAACGAAGATATTCAAGATGCTTGGAATGTTATTAGAGATTTGTATAGGAGTTCCTATGACTATAACTCTGATGATGTAATGTTAGAGATGGGTAGACTACTTTGGATGAGACGTAAAGTCGGACAAATGTGGGAACTGCCTTCGTTTACAAATAAGCTAGAGAAGGAGGAAAAGAATGGCTAATTTAGTAGAAAACGTGGAGTTAAACTGGTGCTTTTTAGACCCAGATAACCCACAAGAAAACTTTGAGAAACTTCAATGGTCTGTTACAGCCTATGTAGAAAAGGAAGTAGCACAGAAGTTTAAGAAAGACGGTCTAATTAGATCTTTGCGACCTGTAGAGGATGCAGAGGGTAATGAGACTGGACAATATAAAGTCACTTTTAAACAAAATGCAAAAACTTCGGCAGGAAAAGATTTATCACCTCCCGGTGTTTTTACAAAGACAGATACAGGTACTATTAAACCATTATCTGGTGTTATCATCGGCAATGGTTCTACTGGTACTGTTTCATATGACACTTATGACTGGGATTTTAAAGGTCAAAAGGGTAAGTCAATGAGTTTAAAAAATGTTCTTGTTACTAATCTCATACCTTACGAGAAATCAGACCCTGCAGGTTCAGAGTTTGGTAACTTAGATTCAGGTTCTGAGTTTAATCAACCTAAGAAAGAGGATATGGATTTAAACTTTGAAGAAAATGACGATTACTAATCAGTAGTGTCTACAGATACTCTTCTATGAGGGGTATCGATAGACACTATTTATTTTTCTATGGAGGAAAAATGAAAAATAAAGAAAATAATCAAGAGGGCGTGTTTGTAAGACACGAGTCTTGTGAGGCTTGTGGTTCTAGAGACAACAGGGCTGTTTATGACAACGGTGATAAGATGACTTATTACTGTTTTGGTTGTGAAGATACAGGCATATACAATGATGATAGTCTGGTTGTCGAGAAGACACCAAAAGAATTTAAAAACATTGTAGAGTCAGTTGATGACATAAAAGATTATCCAGTGCGAGGTTTTCGTGAGCGCAAGATAACAAAAGATATTGCTGAACTTTATGGTGTTAAAGTAGGATACTCTGAGGAAGATGGTAAGACTATCAAATACCATTACTACCCTATAACTGAGAAAGGTAAAGTTGTAGGATATGAGCGTAGAGATTTAGATGCTAAAAGGTTTCTAGCGATAGGGTCTGTTAAGAACAAAAACGAGTTCTTTGGTCAGTCCAAATTTGCTCCCGGCTCTTGTAAAAGAATTGTTGTTACAGAAGGGGCACTTGATGCAATGTCTGTACAACAGGTTTGGAAAGATAAGAAACAAGAGTGGGCAGTTGTATCAGTTATCAATGGAGCCCAAGGGGCATACAAACAGGTTGTTGCCAACTTAGACTATCTTAATTCCTTTGAAGAAGTTGTGTTCTTATTTGACCACGATGAAGCAGGAAGAGATGGTGCAGAGGCTTGTGCTAGACTGGTTAGAACCGGGAAAGCTAAGATTGGTGCCCTAGGCAGATACGGTAAGGATGCCTCTGATTATTTAGTTTCAGGTAAGACTTACGAACTAGAGAAAGCGATATGGAATGCTGAGATGTACTCTCCTGCAGGTATTGTAAACTCTGCTGATACTTGGGATTTGTTCAACGAAGATAGAAGAGAGGATTCAGTCCCCTACCCTGATTGTTTTGCCAATGTAAATAAGATGACATACGGCAGAAGAACTGGTGAGTTAACTATCTTTACTGCAGGAACAGGCTCAGGTAAGTCTACTTTTGTCAAAGAAGATATTTATCATCTTATTATGACAACAGACTACCAAATTGGCGTAGTGTCCCTTGAGGAGTCCATACGGGAGACTTTAGATGGAATCATTGGGGTACACTTAAATAAGAGAATAAACCTCCCAGACGTAGAATTTGACCGCTCAGGGGCAGAAGGCTCTAAAGCATGGGAAGATGTTGCAGGTTCAGGTCGTTTGTTATTATTAGACCATCAGGGCTCTGTAAGTGACTCTTCTCTTATGGATAAGATAGAATTTATGGCGGCATCTGGCTGTAAGTTTATATTCCTAGACCACATAACTATTGCAGTTAGTGAGGTTGACGGTAATGTAAACGAAGCTATGGATAAAGCTATGTCTGATCTTCTCAAGTTATGTAAGAAACATAATGTATGGATTGGAGTAGTCTCTCATTTGAGAAAGACTAGCGGAGGTAGTAAAACTTTTGAGGAAGGTGCATCTATAACCGAAGACTCGTTAAAAGGGTCAGGAAGTTTAAAACAGATAGCATTTCAAATCATCGGTTTTTCTAGAAACAAATACTCGGAGGACGAGGGTGAGCGACAAAGGGTTGGAATATCAGTGTTAAAGAACAGGTTTACAGGACATACAGGTCCAGCAGGTTCGGCAAGATATGATAACATTACAGGTCGTTTACACAGCACACCTTCTGAGTTTCAATAATTCACTATGGAGGAGGATTATGAGTACTGAGAGAAAATTCTACACTCTAGATGATGGCAGAGTTCTCACAATAGATGAGATAATGGCATTGACTGGGGTTAGTAAAAAGACAACGTGGGTTAGGTTACAAACTACTCGAAACTATGAGGATTTGGCTAAACCTACTGTTTTTATGAAAAAAGAAAGAGGTCATAAGAACTATTTTGAAGACACATACAAAGACTTAACACCAGAGCAATTTAAACTTTTATTTGGTAAATGGTCATGAAGAAATTAGTTTTTGATGTAGAGGCAAATGGTTTTATTAATGACGCTACTACTGTTTGGTGTATCTCTACTTACGACATAATAAGTAAGGATACGATTACTTTTTCAAATGACAGTGACGATTGCCCTTCTTTAGAGGAGGGTCTTGAGTTGCTTGCAAATGCTGACGAACTAATAGGTCATAACATAATCATGTATGACATACCTCTACTGAAAAAACTTTTTAACTTTAAAACAAAAGCTAGGCTTGTTGATACTTTTCTTATGAGCCAATTGCTGAACTTTAACAGGACTCTTGGTAGATACAAAGGTAGACATGGTCTTGAGATGTGGGGAGAGCACTTTGGTGTTTTAAAACCACGTCAAGAGCAGTGGCTAAGATTTGAACAAGCTATGTTAAACAGGTGTGAGCAAGACGTCCTAATCAATGTTAGGGTGTTCCACTCTTTACTTAGGGAGTTTAAAGAATCTGGGGTACCAAAAGAAGTTTTAAATCGTGAGTTCAGGATAGCTAAAATAAGTTCTGAACAAGTAAAGAACGGTTGGTTAGTTGACAAAGAACTTGCTGACAAACACATAAAGTTTTTGACTGAAGAGATTGACAAACTTAGAGATAAGATTGAACCTTTAATGCCACCTATACTCAAGTGCCCTGACTTTTGGGTCAGCAACTCTGAGTGTAATGAGATAATGAACACTAACGGTGTTGACTACCAGAAAGGGCTAGTAGGAGGTAAGCAGTTAAGAAAGCCGATAGTCCCCAAATGGACTAAGGCAGGTAAACTTCATAAACACATACAAGACTGGTTTGGTGATTATGAGTGTATTGATTACATAAATAATACAAAAGGTTTACAAATAAATGGTCCATATTGTAGAGTTGAGATTACCCCTGCAAAGCTAACACAGACTGCAGAGGTCAAGAAATTGCTGTTTAAACACGGTTGGAAACCTACAGAATGGAACACTAAGAGAGCCGAAGATGGTAGTTTAGTCAGAACTTCTGCGAAGTTAACAGAAGATTCCTACAATTCTATACAAGGTGATCTTGGACAAGATATAGCTTTACACGCTGTCTATCAACATAGAAGAAACACATTGCAAAACCAAAAGAATAAAGATAGAGGTTGGCTTGGTGTTTGTAGAGATGATGGTAGATTAGAGTGTGTGCCTTTTACACTAGGTACAGCTACTGGAAGAATGTCACATAGAAATCTAGTGAATGTTCCCGGAGCAAAAGCTGTCTTTGGTAAAGAAATGAGAAGTATCTTTATAGCACCAAAAGACAAAGTACTGGTTGGTTGTGATTTAGCATCTGCCCAGTTAAGACTTTTAGCCGCAGCAATGGGAGACCCTAGGTATGTAGAAACAGTTACTACAGGCAAAGAAGAAGACGGTACAGATGTACACACTGTCAACCAAAAAGCCGCAGGGTTGAAAGATAGAAGTCAAGCAAAGACTTTTATATACGGGTTTCTGTTTGGCGCAAGTGCCGCAAAACTTGGAACTATTGTTGGTGGTAAGTCTAAAGAAGGGACTGTGCTTAAGACTAAATTTTTAAGGACGTTTCCGCTTCTTAAGAAATTACAAGATAAGTTGATAAACGAGTTCAATAGGTCTGGCAACAGATTTATAACCGCTCAAGATGGTAGGAAAATACAGGTTGACTCTGAACATAAACTTCTTAATTACTTGTTACAAGGTAATGAAGCAATTTTAGCTAAAGAGTGGGCGATTGTATCGGATGGTCTTATTAAGAAAAATAATATAAATTGTAAGTTGTTAGCCATTATGCATGATGAGCAGAACTTTGAATGTGACAGAAAAGATGCAGACAAACTATCTAAAATATTAGAGGAGTCTGCTAAGATTGCAGGTCAAAGGTTAGGCTTTGATTGTCCAATGTCTGGCAATTCAAAGATAGGAGCAACTTGGTATGACATCCATTAACTATCAATTACTTAACACTGAGAATAGACTTCTTAGATCTTGTATAAAAGAAAGTCTAGAGGAAGAGTCAAACAAAGGTAAAGATGTAATGCAGTTAGCTGAGGCATTAACAAAATTCCATAGTTTGATAGAAGAGGACACTGAGTACTACGAAGGATTTAGAATGTACTCAGATGTCCATAGAAGATATTTTGATAAACTTAAAAAGCTAGGGCTATTACCTGAAGCAAAAGAAGATTAAAATAAACACAATTATTAGAGGAAATTACATGAAAAAATTAGCAACAGATTATCAAAATTTTATAGCCCTAAGCAGGTATGCAAGGTGGCTACCTGAGAAAAACAGGAGAGAGACGTGGGAAGAGACTGTAGCTCGATACTTTGACTTTATGGAGCAACACTTAAAAGACAATACAGAACAAGAACTAGTTCCCAAGACTCGTAAGATTCTTGAAGAAGCTGTTCTCAATTTAGATGTAATGCCTAGCATGAGAGCGCTAATGACTGCAGGACCTGCCTTAGCTAAGAACCACATAGCAGGTTACAATTGCGCTTACTTAAGCGTAGACCACCCTAAAGCATTTGACGAATGTCTGTTTATACTTATGCACGGTACTGGTGTGGGCTTTAGTGTAGAGAGGCAACATGTAAATAAACTACCTGAAGTTCCTGAAGAACAAGTAGATGTAGAAGACACCATAGTAGTCCAAGATAGCAAAGAAGGATGGCAATCAGCTTTCCGTAAACTTATTACCTATCTCTATGACGGTGAAATGCCTAAGTGGGACTTTTCAAAAGTAAGACCAAAAGGATCTAGGCTTAAAACATTTGGCGGTAGAGCCAGTGGTCCAGAGCCTTTGATCGACTTGTTTCATTTTGCTACGAACATTTTTAAGGACGCTGGTGGTAGGAAACTTACTAGTTACGAGTGTCACCGTATGATGTGTAAGATTGCAGAGGTTGTTGTCGTTGGTGGTGTTAGACGTAGTGCATTGATTTCTCTAAGTAATTTGACTGATGAGCGCATGCGTAATGCCAAGAGTGGTCAATGGTGGTCAGATACACCAGAGATGGCTCTTAGTAATAACAGCGTGTGTTATACAGAAAAACCTGACATGGGTATATTTATGAAAGAGTGGACATCCCTGTATGAGTCAAAATCAGGTGAGCGTGGTATCTTTAATAGAGAAGCCGCTATTAAACAAGTAGCGTCTATAGGTAGAAGAGACCCTGACCATGACTTTGGCTGTAACCCTTGTAGTGAGATTATTCTCAGAGACGGTCAGTTCTGTAATTTAACAGAAGTGGTTATCAGGGCAGAAGATACTCAAAAAGACATACTTAGAAAAGTTAGATTGGCTACGATACTTGGAACATTCCAAGCCTCTCTTACAAACATTAAAAGATTACGACCTAAATGGGTTCACAATACAGAAGAGGAAGCACTACTAGGTGTATCTCTTACTGGAATTATGGACAATTCATTTATGAACGGTAGTAATACAGATAGAGGTTATTACGGTAAAAGAAATTTATCAGACTTTCTATCAGACCTTAGAAAAGAAACGGTTAAGGTCAACAAAGATTGGTCAGGCTTATTAGGAATTAGTCAGGCTACAGCAACAACTGCTATTAAACCCAGCGGTACAGTAAGTCAACTAGTCGATTCAGCGTCTGGTATCCACACTAGACACAACGACTATTATTATCGTAGGGTAAGAGCAGATGCAAAAGACCCTATTGCACAGTTAATGGAAGACCAAGGCATACCATGTGAGGCTGACGTAATGAAGCCTGACAGTGTTAAGGTGTTTACATTTCCTACTAAGGCTCCAAAAGGTGCAATCCTTAGAAACGATAGAAGTGCAATAGAACAGTTAGAGTTGTGGCTAACTTACCAAAGATACTATTGTGAGCACAAACCAAGTGTCACAGTAAGTGTCAGAGAACACGAGTGGATGGAAGTAGGCTCATGGGTCTATAAACATTTTGATGAAGTAAGTGGTGTATCTTTCTTACCTCATTCAGATCACTCGTATCAACAAGCACCTTATGAAGATTGTACTAAGAAAGAGTACGATAAATTAGCTAAGGTAATGCCTTCATCTGTAGACTGGGACTTAATAAGTGAGTACGAGTTAACAGACACAACAATTGGCAATAAAACATTGGCATGTACAGGAAGTATATGTGAAATGGTTGACTTAGTTGAAGAGGAAAAGGAGATGGAATGAAATTATTATTAGTTTGTGTTCTAGCTATTTTTTTAGCAAGTTGCGCTGTTTTTGAGGCAAAGATTGATGAAGCCAAGAGGCTTGAATGTACACCTGTCGATTCATTAGGATGCTCTGGTTGGAATTAAATGTCCGAACCAGACATTCTAGTTTGTAGCAGTTGTGGGGATTCAAAAGAATCTTTCCATTTTAGCAAGAGTCAGTTAGACACTACTAACCCTAGTTGTCGTACTATTTGTAAAGATTGTAGAAGTAAATATAACAAATCTTTCAAAGAAGCTAACCCCGGCTATATGGATAAGTGGAGGTATAATCTTTCTGTTGAGGAAAAAGAAAAGATTATTGAGGAGCAGGGAGGTACTTGCGCCAATGAGAATTGCCAGTATGGTTTAGATGATGATCATAAGTTGTTTGTAGATCATTGTCACCAAACTGGTAAGGTCAGGGGTCTATTGTGTCATCACTGTAACACTGCACTTGGACTTCTCATGGAGAGCCCTAGCAAGATTGAGGGGCTCATGTACTATGCAAAAAAGCATAGTGATGTTTAATAACGAAAGGAGTTAAAATGTTAGATAAAATAAAGAACGGAGCCGATGCGGCAATTGATGTAGGTATTAAGTTAATAAGCTTATCAATTGTACTGCAAGTTATATTCGGACAGAAGGTAGCATTCCTTACTGGCGATGTAATTGGTTCTATACTTAATATTGTCTGGACTTTAGGTAACGCTGGATTAGCAGGCTTAATTGCCGCTGGTATAATCTGGAAGTTGCTAGATAAAGACATAACGAATGAATTATCTAAATAGGGGTAGTGAGTAACACTCCCGGCAAAAAAACTTGGGGTCTCGTTCAAATGGATGAGACTTCTAAGTTTTACCAAGAGTTAAAGAACAAAAAAAAGAAACTCAATCCAAGACTTTGGAGGTCAGATTGGAGAAAATAAACAACGCTTTTATTCCAAAAGATCAATGCTCTATATGTAGCAGTGATTACGATCCCGATTGTGGTGGTGTCCAAGGTTATTTTGGCATGACCCCAGTTACTTTCTGTGAGTGGTGCCATTCGTCTATAATAAGCATGACAATGCAACATCTAGGTTTAGATGAGGATGGGGAAAAACTGGAGTGATTTATGGGATATAAGCCTAATAATCGTTGGAAAACTAAAGTAAGAAATGCAGACTCTAAATGGGAAGGTGAGCTAAGAGACGGTATATTATCGTCTTGTGAATATCATCCCGACAAGATACCCTACACTGTTGATCATCACTATCATCCTGATTTTAAAACAGATGATATACTGGTTGAAGCCAAAGGTAGATTCATGGATTCTGCAGAAGCTCGTAAGTATCTCTTTATTAGAGACGCTCTTCCTTTTGGTACGGAGTTAGTTTTTCTTTTCTATAACCATAAAACGCCTATGCCTAGAGCAAAGGTAAGAAAAGATGGAACTAAGTGTACACACGGTGAGTGGGCATCTAAAAATAATTTTAGATGGTTTACGGAGAATACTATAACTAAAATTTTAAAAGAGAAATAACTATGGAAGTAATGGCAAAAGTAACTATACAAACAACTGATGTAACATCGCCAGTTGTCAATACTACTATCTATGAAGTAGAAGATGTTCCTTTAGATAATAAAGAACTTAATAATCTTATTGGGTTTTTATTACAGGCTAAGAATGGTCCTTTTGAAAAGGATGATAAGAAAGCTAAAGAGGTTCCTGAGATAGTTACAGATAGTAAGTCGTAGAAAAATTAAGGTCGCAAATTGGACAATCAATGTCTTTTTGCGACCTTTTTTTTCGCTTGCGGTCAGTAGCCTCTTTGTCGTCTTACTTCAGCTACAGTTCTTTGAGCTTTATTTCTTAAAGCATTACACTCTTGAACAGGTATACCAGCGGCTAAATTTTCTTTATACTCGTTGTTAATCATCCAAGTATTACACTTATTTGTACCTGCATACTTCTCAGGTCCACCGTGTTCTTTTAATAGCTCTATATCTGTTATACCCATACCAGATAATATATTATGATCTCTAAACATTTTTGCCATATTAACCTCCTACTAGTACGTTTTCAGTTGTATATCCTTCAGGGACTGTTAATGGTCCTTCTGATTTATTTGCTAAAGACCCATTAGGGTAAGGTCTTATTCCATCAGCTTGTTGTTTAGCAGTTGGGTTTGCCATTATATCATCAACCTGTCTTAGCACATCATCAAAAGGCATATCTAATGCTCTTGCTAAACCTTTAACCATTTCTTCCCTTAAGTTATAATTGTTATGCATTTCAAGCATTACATTACCAGCTATTTGCTTAGTCTTTTTCATATCAGGAGCAAGCACAAAGAAAGCATCATGTACAACGTAAACTGGAATACCTTCTTTATGTAAAGCTTTAACAAGTTCTCTTAGATAAGCGGCATCTACACTGTGTACAGCATTAGGTGCTAAAGCTGAAGCCATTGTTTTAGAACCACCACCAGCAAAAGGAAACTCCTGAACCATCTTACCATCTACTGCAAACATTTCTAAATTAGAAGAATTAATACCTCGCTTTTCTAAATTTTTAACCGTGTCAGCTGGGGTATTTTTATTCGGAGTAACCAACTTAATAGTTTCTGGATCATTAGGGTCCATTGGGACTTTACTAGTTGTATAAACTTTAGTAAGACCAGCCCCCATTTTTGGACTACCATCTTTATTAACACCCTTTTTTCTAAGTTTTTGTTCGAAACTTGGAAATTGTCTTAAACTTGTCTCTTCCTTTGTTTGAACAGTTTGAGTTGCAAAAACAGTAAAGTCAGTCTCACCGCCAGTAGGTGACTTAACCAAGTAAGGTTTTCTTGGACTACCTGAAGACCCTGCTAGGTCTGTGTAAAGAGATCCAATAATAGATGAAAATCTTCTAAACTCGTATTGAGTTTCTAAGGAATTCTGTAAAGAAGTCTCCATAGAGTCCCAATGAAAATCTACAAAATCTTTAACTAAAGTTGTAGGATCTTCAACTCTTCCTTGATAGTCTTTCATTATTTGAATCCTATCTTTTCCACTTATTAAAGATGCCATAGTCTTTTTAAGCCTAGCCATACCAGCACCGTAAGGAACTTTCATGACTATAGGTTTGGTTGTACCTCTTCCTACTTGTATATACCTTTCTGTAAGCTCTTTATAAATTTGAGCTAATTGTGGATTTGTTTGTTCAAGCTCTGTCATTTTTTGGGTAAATTTCTTACCATAATGCACTTTTACCTCTACATACAAATCTCTAGCAACAGCATTGTTATCAACACCCTCAAGAACCATATCCATCTCTTCTTTAGTTAAGAGACCTCTAGGTTTACCTTCTTTTGGAACAATAACATTAACAGACTCAAGAAGTTTTAAATCATTATATTGTGCACCTAACACTTGAGACCCAGAAGCAGAAGCGTCTAATTCCATTAAGTGTGTTGAGTAATGAGAGTTATTTTGAGGATACGCCCCTATACTTCCTTTTTGAGGATTACCATCGTAAGCTCTTTTTATGCGACCTATCTCAGTCAAATTTGCTACATAAGCTTCTTGATCTTTAATGTTTCTTATCCAAGAATTTTTACTTAACCACTTACTCCAGATTTTTGATCTTTCATCAGAGTTTTTAGCTGTTTTAGAAGCGTCTATTGCTTTTAATAAATTTTCAGCTCTTGTTAAATACTCACTTTCAAAAGTTTTCCAATATTTCATCCTGTCTAGATCTGTAGCTACCCCTTTACCAGTACCACGAAGAATTATATTTTTTAATTCAATTTCTTTAGGGTAATTACCACTTAATACTCTTTTAGCTTTGGCAGTTGAGGCAGTACTCTTCATACCTAACTCATCACCTTTTACCCTTGTTTGTACAATAGGGTTATCTTCAAACCTAAGAAAGTCATCTACAATTGCATAAAAAGACTCATCGTTGTAAGTTATAGGTTTAGCCATTGCTCTTTCAGCTGAATACCCAAACCTACCTAGTCCACTAATAAGATTTGCCCCAGAGGAGTCTAAAGGATAAACTCTAGTTCTACTATCAAGAAAATAAGGCATGTACACCTCAGCACCTTCAGGGTCCATTCTAAATCTTTCTTTAATCTCTGTTGTAATTCTATTAAACTTAGCTCTTTGTATAGTATTTAATTCAGATAAGTTAGAAGTGTCTAAAGAAGCCATTTGTAAAGCTTTTAGAAAATTAGAATTACCTGACTCAAAGCCACCTACACTGTTGTCAAGGTCTATTTTTTCTCCAGTCGGAGAAGGGTTTGGATTGTTTTTATTTTTCTTAGGAGCTGGTTTATAATAGTTTTGATATATTTCATTTCTTATGTTTTCTCCTTTTCCAAAATTTTCTCTTTCTAATGGGGTCAAAGGTGGTTTATTTTCTTTTATTCTTTCAACGTCTTCTAAATCATTGTACTTCTTTTTTAAAAGTTTTAAATTATCGTAGTAACGTGTAAGCTCTTGAACATCTACTTCGTCTAGTTTATTTCTCGCAATAGCTATTTCTAAAGATCCTTTATCTATACCGGCTTCTTTAAAAACACCCATCCTACCTAAATGTTGAAAATATTCAAACTTGTCTGAATCTACTCCTAATTTTTGCTTTCCTAAAATATTTAATATTTCTAAATTATCTTTAGTTTGTGAAGTATCTCCTTTACCACCACCAATCCTTAAAGATTTATCGACACCTCTTGGTGCTTCTATAACATTAAGATTTTCATCTACTTTCCAAGGACCGTGGTATCTAGGACTTGCAGCTTTTTCTGATCTATTATGAGGGAATAAATCAAACCAATATTTTCCCCCATGACCACCATTTCTAGTTTTATACCAAGTATTAAAATAATCAGAAGTCTCTAGAATTTTTTGATCTTTAAATTTACCTTTGCCGACATCTTTAGGTTGTGTACTTTCTTTAAACAAATGAGGAATATCTAAGTCAGTGTCAGAAAACTTACCCCCAAAGTTACCCCTACCAAGTTGAAGAATCATAGACCCTAAGTACCTTTGCTCCCAAGGTTTTAAAGGAGCACCTCCTTTACTTAAAATCCGATCAGCTACAGACTCGCCTACATCCTTAGCAAGCTCGTTCATATTTTTAGCAGTAACAACATGTGTTTGACCAGATTTGTCTACCTCAGTAAGTTTTTTACCGGGACGACCACCTTTGTTATCTTTTACAGCCCTTAAAAGATCCATTGCAATACCAACATAAAGTTCATCGTCTACAATTTTAGGATCAAAATTATTAGTTGCTTTTGCAAAAGACTTTATGAAAGACCCACTTTGAGGCATGTTTGCAACATTTTTAAGACTTGCAACTACATTAGTACCAACCTTAGTTGCTACAGATGGTCTATCCATTTCAATTTTAGTTTTCAGGTTTTCTGCAAAAGATCCAATCCTATCTATAACTTCATTATTTGCATTATCTTGCAAAGTTGATGACCCCCGGAGGATCTCAACTTTACCATCAGAAGTACTATCTTCTTTATTTAACTTAGCTATGTGGAGTCTATTGTTGCCATCTAGTACTTTACCATTTTTATCTATAATAGGCGGTACCGTAGGTTCAGATTGCACTGTGTCCGCTCTAGGGTTGGGACTATCGGCAATCATCCTAAAATCCTCAGCACCTGCACTTTTATAAATATCGTCTACATCTACGGTCTCAATATCAAACCTATCATGCTCTTGTATTTCTCTTAACGTGTTAGGGACAAAACCATTAGTGTCAGCATATTTACCAGCATCTTGACTTTGATCAGTTCCCATTACTTTAAGATTTTCAACAACTTGAGAACCTGATAAAGAAGTCTTTTCAGGCTCAGGGAAAGATTTATCTATGTCATTATTAATTTTTTGTTGGTCAAATGATTCACCTTGTTGATGTCTTTTTTGAATATCTTCTACTTTCTTCTGGAGACCTTGGGGGTCGTCCAGTAACTTCCTAATAGTACCTACTTCACGTTTGTTTCCATCAATAATAGCTTTGGAAAGTCTTCTAGTTAATACTTTAGACAATTGATTTGTAAATGCCGTTAAGTTCATTTGTACTCCTAATTATCCCTTATTAACATATCTGATACTGTATCAAATACAGGTTGAAAATATTTTTCATCAGTAGATTTTAAAGTTGGTAGTGCATATTCTTCAATACCTCTGAGGGCTATGTCTCCTATTTTTGAACCTGCATCTTTTATACCGTCTCTATTTTCTTTATCTTGAAGAAAACTAGCCCATACTGCAGAACCAAGCATAAGTTCTAAAGTTTTATTTGCTTGTTCTTTAGTGTACCCTTTGTTTTCCATCATTTTAACTAATTTAAATGCTTCAGATGCACTTTTTGTTTTGTCCCTTGCAAACACTTTTGCAGCTTGTTTTCCATACCAAGGAGATTTTAATAAACTTTCAATAACAACGATAGCTGCACCAGATGTAAAAGCACCTCCCGTAGATACACCTAAAGTTCCAACACCAATTAACCCGGCTGTTAAAACTCTCATGGCGTACATACCCATAGAGGTCTTATCTGCTGCTGCAGTTAATATTTTAGAAAACCTATCAATAGTTTGTCGTTGATCTGGAAATAAATCTTTAAGGACTTTTTTACCTTGATCTGTACTTAAGTATGATTTAAAACCAGCAGCGTTTTCACCTTGAAACATTTGATGACCAACAACCCCTCGCATTGCATCATCCATAGCAGGTTTTAAAGTTTCATTAGGTATCACATCTCCAGTTTTTAATTCAACACCTGTTACATTATCAATGTATCCTTCTTCAACTTTCGAAGAAGAAAATTTATTAATAATTTCTAATCTATCTTGATGCTCTTCTAATATTTTATAATTGTTTTTAGCGCCTGTAGCAACTGATCTTAATTGATTAATTGCTTTAGAAGAGTCTTTATCCATTAATTGCTGCATTTTTTTATGATTATTTGCTTCAACAAATTCTTGATATAAACGGTCTAATTTTTCAAAAGGATCTTTCTTTTTAGATCTTTTGGCAGCGTCAGCCATAACTTTTCTAACTTCATCATTTAATCTTATAAAAACATCACGATATTCTTTTGTTTTTTCACTATTATCAACTGTAGCTGCACCTACTTTAGATCTTATTTTTCTTAAAGCTTCAGTCGGTGTAATATCACCTCTTTTTAATAAAAACGTAATATTTTTTAAACCACCCCAGCCGGGAACACCAGCCTCTACACTTTGGATATAATTAATTAAATTAAAAACAGACTCTCTAGACTCTTTCAATTGTTGTTCAGGTGTGGGTACTCCAAAAGAATTAGTCTCATCACCTAAACGTAACCCAGCGTTAAAATCATAAGGATCATTTTTAGGTCCAAATTTTATATGTAAATCACCTAAGTTTCTAAAAGCTTCTTTAAAATTATTAAAGGCTTGTTTAGATGCTTTTTTAATTTCAGTATTTACAATATCAGCGTATTGTGTATCACCAGTAGATCCAAAAATTTCTTGACCTTCCTTACCAACGTGTGTTTTAGCAGCTGGTCCTCCTCCAAAAGCTTTAACAAAGCCACCCCCAACAGTTTGAAATGGTCTTGCAATAGCTTTACCTACTCCCGGAATAGCTTTATTAATTAAAGTTCCCGGAGCCTTTACAACTACACCGGCTCCTTTTAAAGCTTGTGGTAAAAATCTACCAGCCCCATAACCTACAGCTCCCATTGCTGCTGTCCTGCCAAAAGAATATTCTTGCTCTGGATCTAACTGCATCTCTACACCAGTTTGTTGTGCTGCATCAAACCCAGCGGCATATCCAGCACCAACTTTCCCTGACCTTACAGCTAGTGCTTTGCTTCCTTCTTTTAAAGCTGTTGTCTCAGCTGAAGACAATCCCTTGGCACCAACTTTTAACATCTTTTTCATTGCAGCACTAAAGGACGCTTTTAAAGCAGGAGCCATTGCGCCTTTTAATAAAAAACCTCCTGCGTAAGTACTTGGGGCAGTTAGCAAATTTCCAGCGTCTTTAAATTGTTCAAAACCTGACCTAGACCCTTCTCCAGTTATAGCAGTTCTTTCATAAACATCATACAAATATGCTAAGTTATCTCTTTCTTCGGGAGACATTAAGCTTATCTCATTTGCAAATCTAGCTAAACTTACCTCATTTAGCAAAGCATTATTAAACAATTCAAAGCTTTTCTCTTTTAAATCTTCAGGGGACATTGTTATATTTCCACTGGCATCTCTGTCAATACTTTGATAATCTGATAAAGTTGCAGTTTCACGAAAACCCTTACCTTGATCTATTGTATTTACAGCTCCGCCAGCCTTGCCACTATAAAATTTCATTAAAGCTTCATTGTAGGCTTCGTCTTCATTAAGCTTGTCAAACACAAGACTATCTGAACTAGACTCAGAAGTCCCTTGACCACCATCTAAATTTTCTTCTTTAAAAACCCCACTAGCTAATAATCTTTTTAACTCTTTTATGTTTTCAGCATATTTAACAGGATCTGCATTAGCTCTAACCAGAGCATTCTCTAGTTGTTTTTTTGTATATTGCATTTAAACTCCTATTATTGTTCAATTAAAGCTTGAGTTGAAGTGCTTACCTGTGGATTGTATTGAGCATCTAAAAATTCCATTATGCCTTTGTTAGCATCCAACCATTCATCATCAGGTCTAAACAAACCACCTTTTAAACCTTCTAGATACTCGTAAGCTTGTAAACCTTGAGCATTAGTCAAAATCCAATTACCAGCCTGTTTCATTCTTACATCCATAAAACGAAGAGCGTTTGTCTTACCTTGATCATCTAGCTCATTAAAGTTTGCAGGGTAGTCAGTGACATTAGGGAAGAAATTCATTGTAGTGATTAATTCTTCTTTATTATAAGCAGCTCCTGTCTCTCTTCTTAACTTAGAAGTAACAAGAGTGTTCATCTCATTAAACCAAAGTTTAGCAGCAGGACTCATATTTCTCTTAATAAACTTACCTAGAAGACCTTTCATAGCGCTGTCAGAAGGCATGTCTGCAATAGATTTTCTAAATTCTGATTGTAAGCTAAATATTTCTTGTCTAACTTCATCACTGTGTGCTAGAATGTCTTCCATTTGCATAAACGACTTAATAGCTGTATGAGAGAAACTAGCTGCTTTATTAAGATCACCACTTCCCTCATCAAATTGTGGAACACCTTTAGGTGAGACACCAATAGAGTTAGGTATCTCAGTGGAGTATCTTCCGTATTCTGCAGGGTCTGTTATAACTCTTTCATCTACTGCATATGTATCATTCCCTTTATCACTACTTGGGGTTCTAATTGCATCCCTGTAACCAAGCTTTGATGGTAATTTAAATGTATTATCTGACTCATCATATATTTTTATACCTTCACCCTCAACTTGCATAGCTTGCTTAACAACATATGTACCGTTCTTATCATACATCCCAGCAGATCCCATCCAAGTATCTGCTTTAGTTCCATCGATCCCAGCTGCTTGCATTTTCTTAAGTTGTTTTGCAATTTGAGACATTTTAACTTTATCTTTAGCTTTTTCAGCTTCTTTGTATTTCTTGTTAAGGTAACTTAAGTTATCATCAAACTTTTCAGAATCTGATTTTTCAATACCAGATAGTGAGTTCATCTTTTGAAGTATTCTGTCAGCTTCTTCAAAATCCTTTCTAGACATTGCAGACTCATACATCTTATCGTATTCATCCATGTTAGCTTGATAAGCTTTAGCATCTGCTCCTTTAGCAGCCTCAGTAGCCATATCAGCCTCAATACCTGCCCAAGCAAATTGTGCAGCTTTACCTGAAGAAAGACCAAACACTCGACCACCTATGTATTTTATTGCTGCTCTAAGAAGTGATTTATTGTCTACTCCAAAAATGTCCTTTAGGGATCCAAAGAGGTCTGATAGTTTAGACTCTGTAACCTCTTGACCGTCTACATCTGTTTGTGAGTTAATATCACTAACTTCATTCTCTAGAGCTGCCAAATCTTCAGAAGACATTGAATTACTAAGTTGTATGTAAGCCTCTCTGTTGTCCTTATCCTCTTGTATTATCTTACTTTCAATAGTGTTATCTAAAGGATTTGCATCAATATCATCACCTAATGATGGGTCAAAACTTTCATTATCAACCGGTAATACTATATCCTCTTCTGTATCTAATAAATTAAGGTTATCTATTCTTTCTGACTCTGCATCTAATTCTGCCTGCTCTTTATTTTCTGCTTCCCAAAATTCTGCATTTTCATTAATTAAATCTGGATTGTTTAATTCTAATTCTGCCATTACCTCGTCTAATGCTTCGTAGTCTTCAGGTAATTTAAAAGTTTCAGGTCCTATTTCTAATTCATTACTACCGTCTAAAGGTTGAGGAGATAATAAATCTGGGAAAGTACCGTCATCTGTAACACCCATGTTGTAAACATAATTTTCATCAAAACTGGCATCCTCATCACCTAATTTTGGTAAGTCTGGGAAAGTACCGTCATCTGTAACACCCATGTTGTAAACATAATTTTCGTCAAACGTAGGGTCTTCATTTCCCGAATAAAGCATAATATCGTCTAATTGCTGTTGAGATATTCCATTTCTTGTAGCAGCTTCTCTAGCTGACTCTTGACCCTCCATAGGCATATTGTAGTTTAAATTTTGATCTACACTTCCATCCCAACGAGGTTGCATTACTGTACCAGCTGGTGCTATTCTTGAAGAATCTCCTCTAAATCTTTGTAATTTTTTATTTTCTTCAATTAATGCATTTAACTCTGCCTGCTCTTTAAGTCTATTCATAGCGGTTACTCTTGGATTTTCTTTTGGAGCAACTGAGTTTTCTTCAATAAAAGAAGTTAAAGCTGTTGAGGTAGGTTTAAAATCTATTATCTTATTTGGGTCAGCAAGATCATCAGACGTAACCCCTTCAAAATTAGGAAACACGGGCTGAATATTTGTACTTCCAACATTGTATTTTGGCGTAGTATCTTTAACTCTGTTGTTTTTAAAAGTTGCATTTAAACCATCTACAGTTGAAAATGACAAATTATCTAAATCATTATTATCATTAGCTATAAACTGACCTATAGAGCCTAAGTTAGACATAATACCTTTATTTTTACTTTGACCTAACAAAGCAGCTTGTCTAGCTAGTTCTTCTCTTTCTCTTAGCCTTTTCATTGCTAAAGCTCTTGGTGTTGCCATAATAACTCCTTATTTCTTAAAGATAGATTTCAGCGCCATAGCCCCGATTATAACAGGCAACACTGGAGCCATAGCAGCCCCTATCCCAGCCACAGCTCCTGTAGTACCAGCAGCTCCAGCAGCTCCGACAGAGTTTGCAGCCATGTGTTTACCAACAACAGTTTCGGCACCACCCTTACCTCCTGCTAGTGCTTTTGTTGCCATTTCTGTCCCCTTATCAGCTCCATAATTTAAACCCTTATCCATAGCAAGTCCAGTAGCTTTGTCCATAACAGACTCCTCTGGAGTCCCTAATTGGACTGCTTGGGGTGTACTTATTTGCGGTAAAAGATCTTGGGGACTATCAGGACTATAACCATAACTTGCTGGTGCAAATGGATTATACCCCCTGTTAGGTTCATACATGTTATTCGGCATTACTTACCTCCACTTTGCGTAGTCGTGCTCTGTTTGTCCATACCAGTACCAAAGATACTAGCAAGTTGAGAGAGACCTTTGTAAGCTGCATCTGCCTCATTCTGTGCCTGCTGTTGCTGTCCGGCTCCAATTTGAGCCATTGTGTTAGCACCAGTACCTTGGGCACCTAGGGCATTTTGCATGTTAGAGAAGTTCTGCTGTTGCGCCATTTGATCAATTTGACCAAACTTTCCAGCTAGATCATTAGCAATTGATTGTTGATTCAAGTACTGTCTAGATCCTCCAAGACCTCCAGCTCTTCCTGCGTTAGCTGCATTAATACCTAAAGCTTGCATTGCACTTTGTTTAGCTCCTGTACGCATACCTGATAAGTCTACACCTTTATTAGCTGTATTCATTAAAGACTGTTCTAAATTAGTCTGATTACCAGCAGCAGCCAGTCCAGCCTTTTGTGCGTCTATTTGTGTTTGATTTTGACCTGCTACAGCACCTAATTGCCCTGAGTCATAAAGACTTTGACCAGTATTAAGCATCTTAGTAATCTGTGGTTTAAACTCTGGAGCATAACCAGAAGTAGTTGTTGATGTTTGATTATCACCGCCACCACCACAGTAGGAGACTACAGTAGAGTCAACATAGTTAACCTCACCTGTTTGTATCACATCGCTGGTGCTCATATCAATTGTAACACCATTATAAATTTTAACTTTAGACATCTATATTCTCCTTTAAGCTTTTACGCATTGTCGTATACCTCTCTTTCCATCCTACAGTATTTAGTTGTTTTATAAAACCCCTACGACCTGTAAATTCTAATACATCTATGTTATCGTATTGTTTAACCATCTCTTCAAACTTAGTTATCAACTCTGGCATATCATCGTACATATTGGACCCACCGAGGGTTATTATGTGAAGTGCAACAAAGTTGTTGTAATACATAACTCTTGTTGAAGCTATGCCGATCCAATGATTACCTTTTTGGACCTCCCATATTTGGAACATATGGGGCTCACTGACAGCCTTAGATGTTATCTGTGCAGCTGTCCATTCACCACTAGAGTGCTCTAGGGCTTTATCAAATTCTTCTTTTATATCGTTGTAGCGAAGCAATATATCCTCACCTTCTATTTGCCTTATGTTAAGCATTAATCATTCCACCGTTTTAATTCGAATATTTTTAACATTGTAGGATTGTTGTTTTTAAATACAATCCCAGCTACAACTAATGCA